TTAATGACCATCTCCAATAAATGGATTCACTACAGGAGGCATAGGATCTATCACAGGTTTGGGAGTGAGCCAAGGTTCAATACCTACTTCAGGAGCATACACTTGACAATAAGGCATCCCTTGCTGAAAACAATACATCTCCGTACATGCTCCAAGAACCATCCCCTCCTCTCCAGTTTCTAATGAACACATATTACATCCATCATTCCATGTCAAACAATTCGAAGGATAAGAACATGCTTCTTCCCATATCCTTACACATTTATTTAATATCTCACACCAAGAATATCCACCATCAGTAACACAAACAGGTTTCGGAGGCATTTATTAATGTTATAGATTTTATTTTTATTATGCTAATGATAAAAACCCATGTTCATCTTCAGTACAATATACACTCTCATCAGTTGCAGAACCTTCATCATCACTATAAGGTTCTTGTCGAACTCTTTTTGGAGGGAGATAATCTTCATCCAATACATCCTCAAATGCTATCCTTATCTTTGTAATCAAATCGGTCTTCTTATGTTGTCTCAATATCTTCAATAGTTCATTAACATCATTTAACGACATTTGCTCCATTGTTCTTTTTTATTAACATACCACAAAAAAATATTATCAATCATTTTTTGACAAATACTTCTTTTCTCCCAATCATAGCGAAGTTTCTCAATTTCGATTTCCAAATCCCCCAATCTCAATTCAAGTTCAGACATCTTTATATTAAAGGATAAGATTTTATTTTTTTCCTAAAATACTTGCTAAAACATTAACAGGATATCCTGCATTCTTATCTATCTTATATAATACAGCACTATTTTCATCTACTCTACTGAATGTACCATCGGGATCACAGATTGCCGTAGTTATTGATGTCACTACTTTCGGTTTAGTAATTGTAAAATCTATCCCTGTCCCAAATGATGTAAAGAAGTCTCCAGAATCTGTTCCTTTAAGAACATGACTAATTACTGGAAGTTTTATCCCTGAATCTTCACCTCCAAGATATGTTGCTTCATCTAAGATATCACTTCGAATTGTATAGAATGGATTAATCATCTGCTTAGGAACTCCATCTGCCGTTACAGTTAATGAATCAGTATCAATTGAAAGAGGTGTCAAGAGGTTATGATATTTGTGTCCACCATGTTCTTGTAATCTCCCACATATAAGTATATTGGGATGATACATTATCGCTCCAAATATATTCTGATTATATAAAAGAGTATCAACGGCTTTGATGTCAGCCTGTGTTGTGACCTTATTCAATTGACCTATATTATTTGTATTGATTCTCTTCTGTAATGTATTTTCTGATGTTAATGTCGCTTGTAATTGTTCATAATTAAATCCTAATATAGACATCAATGACTTATCCCATAATGCTTCAGTAATTCCAAAACTCTCTATCGCTATACCACTATGACAATCCATAAAACTAAATGGATAAATATTTCGATTAGGAGCATCATAATTAAGTTTCACAGAAGTTGAAGCATCTATTTTATTCACATTAAATGAAGCCTCTACTGGATAAGGACCCATCCCTGGACACCAATTTTGATTTCTTAATCTCTTATTTACTTTATATACCTTCGCCCCACCATCTCTCACAGGATTATCTGTTGCATCATCTCCTGCTCCACCTTTATTTCCCAAAAACTCTGGGGTATAAAATCCAGTAAATCCAAATCGATCCTTGACATTATCATAGGTGAGTTGAGGTTCTGTAGCACCAACATAAACTTTATTTATCTGAGGCAAAAAATCCCAACCATTTTCAACCCCACCAGTTGATGCTCCACCATTAGCAGTAAGTTCTAATACAAGAGGATTTACATTCTTTGCTCTATCATTAATTGTTACACCACTCCATAATCCTATAGCAGCATTTCCATAGGCTGAGAAATGAACATCATACCCAAAATGCCTCTTGTATTTCGGAAGAGCATAAGAACCATCCCCAACTGCTGATGTTCCACCTATGAAAAACCCTGAAGTATTATAATAGTCAGATGGAACTCCACCTATACCTTCAGTAGAAACTTGAATATTACCATTAGGACCTTTCAAGAATAATCCATAGGTTAATTTCTTATCACGATCATTATATTCAGGATCTTCATAAAAATTATTCTTATCAACATCTTGATAATAAACAAATAGTGGAGAACTTGGAACATTATATTGAGATGCATTTTCCAGTGATGTCCTCCAATACATATCTGATCCTAATTCCCTTCTATCTGATGCTAATGTCTTTGAAGAGGGCTCGATAGTTTGAACCATGTCTATATGAAAAAATCTTGAATTATCGATAGTAACTTCAGGTAAAACATCCGTTATTGTAAATGTTATCGGTGTTCCTCCTGGGATTAGAGCAGTTGTTTCCCCACCCCAAAAAATTGATTGTGTCTGGAACTCTTCCTCAGTGAAAATAGAAGTTACTGTAACTTCACCACTTGGAGTTATTGAAGCATTGGAAAAGGTTATTGTTCGACTTACAACATCTGAAGGATCTAAAACCAATTTATCAGTTGTATAAGAACAATTAATAGCATCTAAACCTGATATTTGATCCTCTGCTACATGTAATGTTATTGTGCTTGTCACTGTTCTATTATGATAGGGACTTGAAGCATTCCTAAAATCCCAAAACTCAGGATATAATGATTGTGTTTTAACCCATTTATTAATCCTCGAACAATTATCCTCAGTATAAGAGGCATTGAACTCAATCTTCATATTTGTTTTCGAATGTACACTATCACTCGATACATTTGTAATATAATGTGGAGGACCAAGATTTGAAGCATCTTCATTGAAATCACTTCTCCCTGCCTCAACAAACTCAGGTCTTTTGAATGCTACATATTGAAATGAATTAATCCAGTCCAAAGAAGTTTGATCCTCATAATCAAGATAATTAAAGTTTGTCTGACTAAATCCATCGAAAGTTGCTGCTGTAAAAGGTTTATATGTATCAGTCTTATATATCCCAGCAACTAATTGCTGATTATCATAAACTAAACTTGTACTTGGATTATTTAGATTCGCCCAATAATTATAGGGATCTAAATTGCTCGCATTCTGTAATGATCGAGTAAATGTTTCAGCAATAAAATCAGCACTTCTCCTACCTTTTGGAATAGTAACTGTTTTTAATTCACGATAGGGAACATAAGGAGCAACGGCTGGATCAATCTTATTTACAGGGGAGTTTCCATTTGTTACATCATCAAAAGAAACTCCAGGATATGAAGCATTGAAATAAGTAAATCCTTTTCTCACAAATATTGTGTACTTTGTTCCATCTTGCCGAACCTTCAATAACTCCCTATTTGTAAGCCACTTATTAGTCCAAGCAGATCCTGAGTTTCTATCCCTCTGATAATCATCTTCCACAATATGTCCGTTCTGTTGCTGATGTAATGTAGCACCCTGTGAAGCATTGTCATTAGAAGTCCAAACATAATCTGATGTAACTCCCTCAGTATCTCCACCATATACTCTCGGTAATGAGAAACAATTCTCTCCGTTAGTCGCTTTATAATATTGTACTACCATATTGACAGTATTGTCTCTTAATTCAATAGTTTTATCAGATTGTGTAACCTCCTGAGCATCTGCTCTTTCAATCACATCAGGATATCCAGGACTATTATAATTCTCAGGTTCTCTTTTGTTTTCAATTGTTGTAATCTTCTTTAATGTACTATTACCTATAACATTTCCCTTCATTTCAATTGTATTCCCTCCTGCTCCAACCTCACTAATAATTGCAGAATGAACTGACACTTTGTCTCCAACATTCAATTGAATACCTTCATTTAACTTATTCATAAATAAAGCATTACTTGTATTCGCATTGCTCTGGACTTGGACAGATGATTGTCTCGAACACTCCAAAATATGGGTGTCTACATACGATGACATTGGAGAAACATTAGCAGACATGTATATGTTTATTATATACATTATAAAAGAATTATCTCAAAAAAAAACTTTATTTACAAGAATCCAGAGGTTAAAAAGCCATTCTCAAGGACTGCAACTCTCGCAACCTCAATGTAGGTTCTCTGGGTGTATGTGTTCGATCCAGCAAGAGCAGGGAGAGAGTCTAATTTTGTAGTTAGTTCAAGACCCCGAGCATTGATGCGACCTGCTGGGAGTTTGTAGGACTGGAAGAAGAAATTTCCAAGCAGACCCTTCGAAGCATTCTGAGCAGTGCCTTCAAATTCAGCAGAAGTAAGAACATTGCCCTCGGCAGAATATTCTTCGCGAGTAACAAATGGAATAGACTTCTCGGCTCTAACAGTCTTATCAAATAAGACAGCACTATTCGATAAATCAATCGGAAACACAAAGAAATCATTCATTCGAATATTTGTAGTGAGTGTTCCATTGCTCTTAGTTCCAGATGTATAATCACGATCAGGTGCTACAGCAGCATATTTATTTAATAGCCATCTCTCATTGCGATTATCATCATGTATACCTGTAATTACCTTAGTAACAATGCGACCAGCACCACCAAGATTACGAACAGAGTTCTTCGCATCAGCAACCGATAATGAAGTCTTTGTGAGGCGATAATCATTGTATGCGAAATTAGTTGGCTTTGACATGTATCCTTGTAATGCTTGGCTCATCAACTGACCATCATAGAAAATGTAATCAGCAACAAGTTTTACAGAGTTCTGAACAATCTCGATATCAGTTCCTACCGAACTTGAAGTATGAACAGATGCTCTGCCTCCACCACCAAGATCTTCCCATACTAAATCAATAGTAACATCTTGCTTCATAGCAAACAGAGGCAGATTAACACCCTTCAAGAATGGAAATAACTCAGCAAGAGTAACTGAGAAAATTGGCTCATTGTTAATTTTAAGAGCAGGATCGATAAACTTATTCCCACCATTGAATTCTATTGTACTATCTAAACCATAGTCATCGGCAGCCGTATTGGAGTGATCTCCAGAAGCAGAATTGTATCTAAACTGATGGGCTATCTGGCGACCCGACATAATCGACTCACGATCTCTGTTGATCTCACTCGATAAAAACATACTCTCATAGGCTTTCAGGAAATTGTAATCATCTGTTTCTGATATAGTATTACCACCAACAGATAAGGTGGCTCTCTTGATCACAGCATGTATACCTACACCAAGAGGTAAGAATGCTCCACCAGTTACTGAAGCATTACCTTTTAAACCGATAGTTATTCTTGATCCCTCATGTAAAAATCCTTTATTTGTTAATCTGAATCGGCAATTCGACTGATTAAAGACAACTGGATCTAACACATCAGATGTGATGTCCATAGCCATATTTGATTGGATCTCGCCAACCTTTATTAGATTGGGAATAGCACCTTCATCCATTTTAGGAGGATCGATTGAAACTTGTTCTTGAACTGACATCATATTTATATTATGATATTATATAAAAATAAAAATAAAAAAAAAATTATTCACTCCAAAACATTTTATTTAATAGTGCGATTAAAGAAATAAAATATCTTAAGTGATAACTTGAATACCCTGCTCATTGAATACTAATGTCTGACGAGAATGAACAAACAAGAAGAGAGCATTCGGGCTGTCCGTCTCGAGTCCAAGTTCCATCTGAACACCGAAAGGAACCGTTGAGAAATCCTCACCAACTCCAGTTCCACTTGTATCAAATGGAACACCTATGACTTGCATAGGACCTCCGTCTGCCGTAAGAGGTGGGACTGCTCCAGTGTAGTTTCTGTTTGTATTGATTGGAGATACCTGAGAACGATAATTGACTCCACCCTTAATCGAATCACGACCAAATGATATCACCTGTGGATCAACAGTCGCAATGTTAGGAGTTTCTTTAACATTTGTATCAATGTTGAATGATATCGGCATTCTCTGTCCTGCTCTTGTAAATATAATCTGCTTGATCGGTGCTTGTGCCCCAGTGGACTCAAGTGGAAGAGTAGTCGCAAATGAATTGTATTTCAAGTTATTTAGATACTTAGAGGGACACATGTTCATAAAGATTCCAAGGGTTCTTGTAGTTCCCAGATTGAAATTGACAACAGCATTTGCCGAGTTGACTACATTGAAATAAGAAGTGATTGCATTGTAGGTTAATTGTCCAGTCGATGGAAGCATATTACGAGGGTCAGTTGGAACAACAACCTCACAGTGAAGACGGAGATTGCTTAACTGATAGAAAGCATCCGTGAGATCCGTTGTATCTCCATCCTGAGAGTATAGAACCTGAGCATCAGGTGCTAATTGAAGTGAGATCTCTACCCCACCAAGACTATCCTGAGAAAGTGGAATCATATTACCCGATGATAAAAATCCTGTAGGAACATGAATACAGAAGCGAGATCCATGTGATGTTGCTGGGAAATCTACAAGTGCTAATTTCTGAGTTTCATAGTTAGGTAGAGTGAGGGCTTGCTCACCTTGATGAGTAAAAGCATCGGCTTTGGAATTGACATACGGCATGTAGGAAGACAAGAAACGACCATAGTGATTAACACTCTCTATAACCTGACGAGATCTCTGTGAAGTAATTGTAACTCTGTCAATTATCGAATATACAGCAAGTTTTTCATCAATCGAAAGTTTATCGGCTGAAGTGGGTTTGTCTTCATCAGCATTTTTGAAGAACTCGATGTCACCCGAGATACGGACACTACCAGCATCTAACAGGTGAGGCTGAGTTCCTATCAGGAAACTAACGATGGGGTTTCCCTTTTTGTAGGATATTTTCTGAGTTGAGTTGACATTCGAAGGTTGTATTTCATTATATATAATACTGCTCATAGTTTATATATAATCTTATATAATTATTTTATCTGATTAATTTTAAAAAATAAAAATTAATTTTATACTTCAATTGTGATTGATCCTTGGCGAATATTAATTCTACGGAGATGATAGACAAATATACACCAAAGTTTATCCTTGTCTGGAGCATGGAGTGTATCCTGATATCTTACATTAAGTCTGCAATCCTTATCCCTCATATCATAGACACCATTGTTGAGTGATAATGCTCTCCCAATACAGAAGTTCTCCTGAAATCTTGACATATCGAGAGCAGGCATTCCTGCTTGAAATAATGCTTTATCCAGTTCAAGTAATGGGATTGCTTCAAAGGTTTGTTTTCTTGCGATTTTAGATGTATCGACATTAAGACTTGGCTGATTCTTCCCATCATAGAAGAAGAAATACTCTGTGAGTCTATCAGATATACCAGCAATACCAGACTGAGTGGAATGTAATTCACTATCAACAGCAGTCTCTGATCCATGGATCTGATAAGTTCCAGAACCACTAATTGAATCACGAGTTGAATAAACACTCGCATCAGTCGGTGTACATATAATCGATTTTGCTCTCTGATGGAATGCTGGAATTGGAATATTAGCAACTCGATCACCCTTCAGTTGTGAATAGTTATAGCACTGAGTAGATAAGAAATCATATACCATCATCTTACCCTCAGCCATCGATTGTAAAGCATCCTGTCTGGCTTGGGGACCAAGATCTATCTGACATATTACTAACTCACAATTGCTCATCGAATAAGTTGGCTCATAGGTTGTTGTCTGGCTTACAGATACAGAATATAAAGCATGATTTTCAGCATTAGTCATACTTCCAGATAGTGTTGCTTTTTCATTCAAAGTAACCTTAACTAACTGATTAGCACCCGTTCCAGATGTTTCATATTTTGTAATGTGCCTTTGAGTTGTCATTGTAGTCTTGGATCGGTTATCGATTCGAGCAAACTCAATTGCTTCACCACAAACAAGTGGGAAGTTAGGAGCCTCAAAATTGTTATTATCAACCTTGACATAGAAGACATCAGTTGAACCAGCAGCACCTCCAACCCAAGTAGACGGAGAACCAGTCGAACCATTTGTAGAATGGAAGAGTGGATTGAGAGGCAGCCTTCTCTCAAATGATACACTATCTAATTGACGGAACACTCTCTTGTTTTCACTTGTTAGAATAGTAACAAATAGACCATTCATCATTCCACATGGAACAACCTTATCATTCTGGAAAAGACCAGTGTGAAGAGGCAACTTAATCTTACACTTGTGATACGAGTTAGTGTTTGTAAATGGAGTGCTTTCAGGAGAAGATGTCACTGCTTTGTAGTATGGGGAGAACTTGTGATTAGTCAAGATAGACTTAGATGTTCCACGAGTGCCTCTCGCATCAGGAGTCCAGATCCCAGCCCCTTCATTCAAGGCACGGAGATCACGGAGAGTTGGGTTGGAATGATAAGCATATTTATTGGCTACATGAACTGGGTAGTGACGAATCTCCTCAAGGAGTTCAGTCTTGTCTCCCGAATGGATACGGATAGTGTCAATGAGAACTTGTCCTCCAATCAACTCATCTAATTGAAGGCGAGTTGTAGAAGCATTTGCATCTTGAGATAGTTCTAAATCAAATTGGAGGTATGAGTTCTGAGGCTTAAAGTAATCCACATTGGGAGGAATGTAAAACTCAATTATTTTCTGAGCATCATACGATAGACCATTCTGTGATGGGATCGCAACATAGGACTCATCAAGAGGTATTTTATTGTCAGCAACGAAAAAACCTTTTACTTCGGACATATTTTTATGTTATATCCAATATAAAAAAATAAATAAAAAAATAATTATCAAAACTTAATTACGGTCTTGTAGCAGCAAATGAACCAGCAAGTGACTCCTGTCCGACTTGCTGAGTCTCTTTGGGTGGAGTTACTTGTTGATCCGTATCTATCTTATCTTTTGTCGCAACGGCTTCTGAAGCAGCATCAAGAACTCCTGAGGCAACTTGTAATCCAGTTCCAAGAACAGCAGCAAATTGAAATCCTGGAATTAAACCAACCATATCAAGAGCAGCACCTCCGATTGTTCCGATATTGGCGATCTTTTCTCCAATATTATCCCCAGCAATATCAGGACCACCACCACGAAAAGATTCAACATCAGCAGCAATATCCAATCCTGCTGATGCTATTCCACCAAGTACACCTACACCTTTTCCAATTGCTCCTGCTGCTTTCATTCCAACGGATTCTACCTCCTCACCAGCAGCCGAAGCATCCTTCAATATATCTGAACCCTCAGCAAGAGTTCCTTCACTTGTTGTAATCGCAGAAGCAGGTTTCACTTCCTCAGGATTTAATCCCATTCTCTCTGCTCCCTTAGCATAGTCTGATGCCGTTGTTTTGACTTCTGTAAATCCACCCGTTCCTGCTGATTTGACTGCCTCTTGATAATTACTTACTGCTTTACTTACATTTTGTAAGGCTGCCGAACCTTGCAGAGTATCTTTAATCCCAGCAAACAATCCAAGTTCTTTATCTTCTCCAACAGCATTCTTAGCAGCAATAGAAGCATTCTCCAAATCTGTTTTGGCTTTGTCAGCAATTTCATCATTGAGTCTGGATACACTCTGAGAAAGCATATTCCCTTGCGAGATCGCATTAGACATATTATACATATCGAATCCCATAGTTGTTTATATTGTATAATTATATTATTTTTATAAGGATAAAATTATTTTTATTCTACTACTTCTTCAGCATCTTCATCAACTTCTCCTCCAGTTGCTATCATCTTCTTGAAATTGTGATAGATCTCGGGAGGGTTCTTTGAGAGTTTCATGTAAGCAAAGTCATATTTTTTAGGAGTGGCTTGTTTATATAATCTCATCCAATTATCTTTCCCTTTGAATAAATCTCCATACTCTTCAGATATTGCTGATAATTCTCTTTGATTTGGGAAAGGTGATCCAACAATCACTGAAGTCGCATTGGCTCTGATGATAGGATCAACTGCTCCTCGAAACTTCTGAACAGATATCACAAGTAACTTAATTCCATAGTGTCTGGATCTTGTAACTAAATTAGCAACATTTTTATCAAGTATACCGACCACATCATCAAGAACCAATGCGATATCTTTTGTAGGGTCATCATCTCCTTTTGCTTCTTGTCTCGATGTAATTTGATCGATCAGTTGTGGGGAATATGTGTCATAGCATTCAAATCTCTTCTTCATAAATCGAGATGAACTATCCATATTTATTGTAGGAGATATGACAACAACACCTCCTGGAAAAAACTCTTGACCATACAGATTATCATTTAAAAACAGATTGGAAATCAATGTTGATTTCCCAGTTTGTCTGGGTGATATCATTAGTAGACATTCACCAGCACCTTTCACACCAACACCCACATCAGGTAGATTAGGGTGATGAGGTTTTGCTTTTCCATTATTTTCATCTTTAATGGGAATAATATCAGGACCATCCATTTTATATTATATAGTAAGATATATTTTTTTATTTATTGAAAATTAAATATATGTTGAGAAGCAAATCCACTATCTCCGAAATACTTCTTGGGTGGATACATTGCTGCTTTAATCTGTTCTTCAACCTTTCTCTTTTTAACTTCTTCTTCGAGGGCAGCCTTCTTAGCAGCCTTCCGTTGCTGTCTGAGTGTTTCATGCTTCACTATTGCATCATCGATTGCTTTTTGTATGATAGATTGATCTATCTCGGCTTTTACAGGCTTTGGAGGTTCTTCAGGTTTATCATCAACAATTCTCTCTAATTCCTTCTTTTTATTCTCTTTCATCTTTTTCACGGCTTTCCCTTCTAATTCTCTCATTCTCCTCCGTTCTTCAGCATTTCTTTTACGAGTCTCCAATCCCTTCTTTCTCGCCTCAGCCAATTTTGCTTTCTGCTCATCTGTCATTGGCTTCCGTTGCTTTCTCGGCTTTTTCCCACTTGCTATGGGTTCTATTTCAGGACCCTCTTGAGGTATAGGGTCTATTAATACATTTTTCTTTTTCTTCTTAGGCTTCTCGAATACTTCTTCTTTTGAGAGGTTTTCTCTTAGAATCGGTTCAGGAGAAGATTCTTCAGGCTCTTCAACAGCCATTTCAATTTCATCTTCACTTAGATTAATGTCTGGATCATTCACTATACTCGGCAACATTGATGTCATATACTTATAAATATATAAAAATATTATTGATTTTTTTAATAATTCTTTGAAAAATAACATTAAACTAACTATTAATTACTTTTGCTTGATATGGAGCATTACAATTGTAGATCCAATAAGACCATCAATCAATTTATCATTCCTATCCACAATATCGACTGAGAAGTTATTCACCAATGTATCACTTGGATTACCGAGGTCAAGATATGTTTTCTCTCCAGGTTCAAAGTATAGAGCACCTTGTTCAGAGCCAGCATTATCGAATCTGGGACAATGATAGATTATCTTGGATTGATTTCCAGTGTAAGCATTGAGTGACCTTTGAGTTCCCGATGTCAGTCTAACAAACATACTATCCGTCGAGACATATTGAGGTATATCTGTTGATGTGAACTTTTCAAATGTATTGTCAAAAGATGTTGCTTTGACAAAGGTTTCATCTTCAAATCCTAAGAGTTCTTGGACATTGTATCCATTGACAGGTCTTTGAGGTGCTTTATATACAAATGAATTACCTACAACTAAGACACAATTGAAATCAATCGCACCTGAAGCATTTGTTCCTTTGAATGTATATTCAGTATCATCATCTATATCATTGTAAAATCTTGTATCCAGTTCAGAGCAGAGGGAAATCTTTCCATTCTGTAAGCAGGTTCTGTAAAAGTCCATACTAAGGGGATTAGTATCAGCACCCCCTGTATAATCAAAATTAGTGGGAGCTCTTCCATTAAATGTAGATATAGTTGATGTAAGTGTCTGTGATAATGATATTTTTGGGAAGAGGTAAGCACATGCTTGATTTACAGGCTTGAAATAGTTGTTCTTCCCAGGAGTTCCGAGATCTGGAGAACATACAAGAGTTCTTTCATCCCCTCCAACCTCAGCAATGTATAGTTCCATTTTATCTCCTGTTAATTTAAACTCAATTTGACCAAATGAATCAGGATTTGTTCCTAAATTATAGGGTTCATCATATTCTGCCCCAGTATATCCATAGTAGACTACCTCATTGAGTGAGATCTCTCCCCTCTCATCAAAACTGTCATCATAAACAGCATGGAAAAGTTGTAGTAATCCATCATCATTTCTTAGAGCCACAAAATCAAACCAACCTATATCCTCTTCTACATTAGCATAGGGGGGTTGAGGATGTGTTTCAGTAGCATATCTGGATAAACCTATTCTCCAATCAAGACCTGATGTATTGAAAGTTGCTATGAAAGATCCAGCATTGGCTGATAGTGGAGCAGTAGTTCCTATGGCTCTACAATCCGAAGTTGAAGGTGCTGTCAATAGACCTGTACTATCATTGTATGTGAAATCACCAAGCCCAGGTTCGGCTGAAACCATAGCAGTAGGTACTGAGGAACTGGGAGTGGATGTTGTATATCCCATTCTTAAATTATAACCTTGGAAATCACCTGATACATATTGAACTGAAGCATTGAAACCATCTTGAAAGTCTGGATGAAAGATAGACTTCTTTAATTTAGTTTTTAATACCGATACTAACTCTTGTGGATCATATGTCTTTTCAGGTAGAAGTATGACATCATTTACATTTCTAATTTGATTTTGATAGTCATCAGTAGCATCTTCATCTATATAGTTACCCATATACCATCCAAATTTATTGTTTCCCGATGTTACTTGTGCCTGACCTTCTTTATTTACTTTAAAAGATTGCAGAGCAACTTGACTATTTGCTTTGATTTCAATGGGAGTCTGAGCAACATTTGTCCATGAGTTGGACTGAGCGATTCCCCCTGTTTCATTGAACTTGTTATCATTCGAGAGAAGTATTAACGACATATTTATATTTATTCCATATAAAAAAATAATATTCAAAAAAATAATATAATAGATATTATTACAATGCCTTTACATACCAAACAACCGAAGAGCAAGAAAGGGAAAATGTATAATAAAGATGATGTGTACAATGTTCCGAAAAGAATTGAAGAGGATAAGAAAGTCAGACCAAAAGATGTATTCGAAGGTTATAAAGCCCCATCCAAGCAACGGCGAACTTCGAAAAGTAAATAGATAAGCACAAAATGAGTAAAATACCCTCAAAATACCCCCAAATATGCTCGAATAATATATTGTATAAGAGAGAATAATAACTGCTATAAGAGGGTATAATACTGATTAATATAGGCAATAGCACTTTTTGAATAGAATGCTTATCAAATTATCAACTCTGACAAATATTGTAAAATTGTGTTGCATGTAAAATATTCTGAATGAATAAAATATCATATATACATATAGGAACAAAGAAAGTTGAGATTTTAACGAACTTGATACACATTTACCCATTTCTATATTAAATCGACGATTTTGAGGTTATTGCCTATCTTAAATGTTATTTTCCTCTCTTACAAGTTGATTATGCCCTCTTATAAAAATGGGTAAAATCAATCGAAATGTGATTAATTTTACCCATTTTGGGTGGATTATTAAATTAAATATAAATTACTTAAAAAAAAATCTAAGTATAAGTATATGAACAAGTTATTTTCGCACATTGATGATTTTGACAGCCGATTTGATTCCTATTGTACTGACTTCTTGAATATCTGGAGAGATGGAGAATATTCTTACGAATCTTTCAAAGCAGACAATCCTGATAAAAAGATTCCCCAGAAATTAGCCAATGAAAAGAATTATGTAAAAGGAAGTATTAAGACATTTTTTAAGATATTGATGGAATGTGATGAGAAAGAGTTTAATAAATTAAGAAATGATAGACATGTTACAAAACAAAAGTGTATTGACATATTAGTTACTCAATTTGACAAATATTTTGCTAATGACCATTTTACTGTGAATAAATGTCTTAACGAACGGAAAACTCTCAAACAACAAGTATTAACATTAAAGAAAGAAAACGAGCAATTACATAATGCTTGGAATGTTGATCAGGGTATCAAACAAAGAGAAGAAGATAAAGAACTCCGAAAACAAGTCATGGAAACTGAAAAGGGTCAGGAAGTTGTAAGACTCCGTGAATTAATAAAAAAGAAAGATCACAATTATCAATCAGCAATTTCTAAATTAGAAACAAGAATATCTTATGCTGAACAGAATGCAAATCAATATAGAGATCAATTGATTGAGAAAGAACAAGAAAACATGAACTTAAAAAAGACTTCCAAGAAGTCTACAGGTAAATCTAAGAATCCTGATAAATACAAACGGAAATATAAGGATTTGAAAGTTGAATATGAAAAAGCAATGAAAATAATTGAAGAAAATAATTTATCACTGGAAAGTGATGATGAAACATCTTCTTCATCAGATGAAGATTAATTATCTCATATATCCCTTAATTTTTAATTTTCTAATTTCATCAGCGATATCTTTATCTGCTGTTTTCCAAGTAGGACCAGTCATCTTTCCCTTAAGAGAGGTTCCTCCAATCTTCTTACCTGACTTTGATCGAACTGATTGGGGATTACTTCTTCTTGCTCCGAGTCCTCTGTCATATACTTTATCCAGATATTTCTTAGGTATTCCTGTAAGTTTTGATATTTCTGCTTTAGAATGAGGAGCATTTGATTCAAATCCATACTTTTTGTTAAACTTCTGTTTATTAGTAACCATATTATTATTATAGTAATAAAATTATCTTTCCATTATTTTATTTTTTATGTCTGAATATCCCTCAATTTGTTTTCCAATCTTTTCAGAAGGTGTGATAAATGTATGTTTCTTTTGAAGCCTTTTCCAATAAATATCTAAATAATAATCTCTTACATTTTCTCTTAATAGATTGTTGTATGATTCCATGAAATTATCTCTTAAGATTGTATAAAAATGGGATTTTACAATATATGCTCCCGTATGCTCTGCATCAGATACTTTTCGATGAGTCCAACTAAAGAACTCATCCTGTTTTACAAGACACTCTAAAAGACAAACATCAAAGTCTGCTTCAGGATATTCAAACTTATCTTTTCTAATCCATTCGAAATCATCTTCAACTATTAATACCTCACCGTATCCTTTCTGTATTGCTTCTTCTAATGCGAACACATGTGATAAAACACAACCCAAGTATCCATTCTCAGGAGTTTCTACGGCTCTTATTCTCTTTACATTCTTGAAACCCTCTAATTGTTTTTCTATATGTTTTTTTCTATCGGTTCTTTTATCTAAGTTAATATAAAACACAGGTATATCTTCTAACATGTCAACTCCTTTATGTATAGTAGCAGAAAAATATTTGAGTGATAAAACTCCTAAAATAAATCATTATTATACCCCTGAATATCATCAACTATTGAAAGATAAAAAGTATGATAAGGTCTTAGAAATAGGTATAGGATATCCTGATTTGATGTGTAAATTTACAAATGATAATTATAGATGTGGAGCATCTTTGTATATGTGGAAAGAATATTTTGAAACATCAGAAATATTTGGGTGTGATATAAGAGATATTAAATTAGAAGGAATCAAAACTTTTGTTTGTGATCAAAGCGACACTTTACAATTAGAAAATATGATGGATAAAATAGGCAATGTAGATTTCATTATTGATGATGGATCACATATATTATCACATCAAATTATATCATTCAAAACATTATGGAAATATTGTAATGATATTTATATTATTGAAGATGTTCCTCCAGAACATTTAGATCAAATAGAACAATTATCATTGTTATTTACAAATTGTAAGTGTATCAAGAAATATATTCATCCAAAGGATAATCAAGGATTTATTTCATTTCAAAAAAAATAATTTATATATGTAAATGGTAAATTATGATAAAATGGTTGTTAGGAAGTCAGACAAACCGAAAAAGAAATATGTCGCAATCTTTACCGATACGGAAACAGGTCGCACTAAGAAAACTCACTTTGGAGCAGCAGGGATGGATGACTACACACTCACAAAAGACAAAGAGCAAAGAGCAAGGTATAGAAGCAGACACAAGAAAGATCTCAAGACAGGAGACCCAACAAAAGCAGGATATTTATCATACTATATACTTTGGGGGGATAGTACTTCAGTAAGAACAAATATATCATCATACAAAAAGAGATTTAATTTCAAATAAATTGTTTTCTATACAATATTAAAGAAAATAAGATTAATCTACTTAAAATAATAATCTGTATATTAATAAAATGAGAAGCAGTTATTCGGATGGAAAGATATATTGTTATTTAGACAGACTTAATAAAAGAGTCTATGTTGGAAGCACATGTCAGAGAGCAATGAAGAGAATACAAGATCATCAAACGGATTATCGGGGATATATGGGAATGTTACAAAAGCATAGAAATTATAGATCATCATTTGATATTATGATTCAAGATAAGTATGAGATACATATCTTGGAAAACTTTAAGTGTGAAAATAAAGAACAATTAGAAGATAGGGAAACACAATGGATATTGGCTTTCAAAGATAAGGGTTGGGAGGTAGTTAATAAAAATAAACCTAATAAGGATACTAAACTTATTTTGCCTCATCATTATTATCCGATACCGAATCCTGATCAGGCTTATCTTTTACATAATGTGTCAGAGCAGTCTTCATAGAGTGCATCATATTATCATTATCTTTTTTCAATTCATTTTTTAGATCAGAATATTTATCAGTGAGATAAATCTTCCTAAGCATTGTTGTAGAAATTGCTTTATTTAACCTTTTTAAACTTTCATTACGGAGATCTTGTGTCAAATTGTTCTTGCTCTTGGGTTCTCCATCTAATTTAGTCAATAGATATTCACTACCTTCATTGAACTTGAGATAGAAATTGACAACCTTTCGAAGATCTTTTGACAAATCTATTTTCTTACTTTTGTATACCTTATCTGTTTTGTAATCATTCAAATACAAGAACATATTTAATCGATTATAGACTAAATAATTTCCCTTTTTCTGCTGTTCCTGAGACATCTTATCAAATACATCTTTCTTGACAACTCTTGTTCCAGCAAGATCATTTCGCATAGGAACTTCAGCATGAATATTTAATACAAGATATATTTGTAGTAGATGCTTTTCCCTATTTGTAAGTGGTTGATTAGTCTTTAATTTATCTTTTAGTTTGAATGATTTGAGATCCTTTGCGATACTCTCAATAAACTTGTGAAGTTCTTCCATAGAAATATATGCTTTGCTTTGAGATTCACTAAACTTTCCACTTGTTGCAATCTCTTCATATTTACTATTCAACTCATCTCTATACATCATATATTTATCGATGATATCTTTTCCAGCATCGTTGATTTGAAGATATAAGATTGCTGTATTCATAAAGTTTCGAATAGATGTCATTGCTAAACCTTTGTCTTCTAACTTCTTTTTGACTTCTTCAATATCCATGAGCCATTCATATCCATCGACAAGTTTTCCTTCATTTAAATGTCTACTTAATTTCATAATATTTCCAATATACATTTTGGTTGAAGACTCTTTCAAGTCTCTTCCCTGTGATAATTTAAAGTCCGTGATTTTCATGTGGAGATCTGTAGTATTCATTCAGTATATATATAATATTAGATTATTTTTTAAATATATTAATCTTAATATTAAGGCATTATAAATTTGAAAGGTATAAAAATAAAATATTACAATACTACAAAATGAGTTTGATTGAAGGAATGGATGATATAATGACACACATCAGGAATCAAGAGGTTTATATTAAGAAACTGGAAACCCAGTTGAAGGAGAATACAATGAGTGTAAGAGCAGTCTTGAAGAAGAGCAACATCGATACAATGGATGAAAACAATGTGGAGGAATACAATCTTGAGAAACTGATTAACATGATGGCTGGTCTGATGGTGGGGTATCGGGAGAAGGCTCTGGCTCTGGAGAAGGCTGTTGAGATTCGACAGGAATAGTTACTTCTCGGTTGTTGTCGAGTATAGCATATTTGTCTTCCTCTTGTCTTAGTTCAGGAATTATGTTTACTTCTCTGTTATTGTCCATGATTTCATATTTATCAGGCATTTTATTAGTAGCATCTTTTTTTTCTTCATCGTGAAAAGGTTTTATTTCTCGTAATCCATTCACAATAACAGGTTTTCTTACATTATCATATTTGCCTTCGAACTTCTTGTTGAAAGAATGTATGATATCAAGATCAATGGATGGACTCGATTCCATAAGATTATCATATTCTGATCTACATATCTTTAAAAAATCTCGACAGGGTTTTCGTCTGTCTCGATGTAATGCTAATTCAATTTCAATTGTTCTCGAAAGTTTAGCCCAAGCCAAGGCTGCTATTCGATGACCTTCATATATCTCGGCATATTTCAAGAATGCTAATAATGTTCCCATAATACCTGCTGCTATGTTAAATGTTCCAACTCCAGCACTAAATCCTTGTTTATAATCATCAGGTATATAACTATCGGCAGCAAAGTTTGCTGTTCCTGTAAGAGTTGATAATACAATAATAGGGATTTGGTAATGATGATACTTTCTTTTATATTTTCTCTGTGAGAAACTATGTAGATACTGATAGCATAGTGAAACCTCACCGAACTCGGCAAGTAAGTTTTCAATCTCTGTAGTCCATACGGCTAATTGATCATCTTCAGGTAGTGTTCTCGGAGTTTTCAATTCCATTTATTACTATATAAGAAATTATTTATTTTCACAATTGTGTAATTTTTCTCTTAAATAAAACACTAATGATATCCTTCCATCTTTTTTCAATCTATTATTACAATGGATTACATGTGGATCAAATATTACAAGGTCACCTTGTCGAATATCTAATCCGATATCATAAGTAGGAAAACATAGTTCTCCACCTTCAAAATCATCTTCATCTATGACTGTAAAGCATGTCAATCCATCTTTACAATCTCCTTTATCCTTGTGAGCAGCCGTTCTAAAGTTCGCATTGATAGTAAGTGTACTAAAGTTAGTATCAGGGATAACAAAGTCTTTTGGAGATTTAGAATATTTATCATATTGATTCAGCCAATAATCAGGGAAATAACTAAAGTAGTAATCACTTACAACTTTAGCAAGAGGAAAGATAGATTTGTATGCGATAAGATGTCTGGCTGTCCAGTTTGTTAATCGACAAGGGAATACATTACTTTTATCATATCCACCGATAGATTGTGATTTAACTTGATTCGATCTTTTCCTTTTACATATCATTCCATTTTTCATTTTGATAAATGAAGTTACTTCTTCATGATCATCAGGTAATGCTGATCCATTCTTGTCTACAACTTCGACTGGATAATTCTTCCAATGTTCCATACCTTTCTGGAGATCTTTTACATTTGTAACTCCAGCAGCATCACCTCTGTTAGAGGAGTATGTTTTGGAATATTTAATAACTTGGCTATTAAGTTTATAATACTTATCATCGATGACTTTTTTCTTGAAAGACAAGACAATCTTTCCAGTATCAGCATCATACAGATCAATATCACTATGAAATATATTATCACAGGTATAGAACCGAGATAATTTGATGTTTTTGTTTTCATTGAGGTATAATTCCATTTATTATTTAACAAGAAATAAAAATATCTTATTAAATAATAAATAATGGCTTCCTTTCACACAAAGACCTTTACAGTTCATGACAATTATATGACACCTAAATATGCTTGGGAGAATATCCAACAATTTATTCCAAAAGATAAAGTAATCTGGGAATCATTTGCTGGGAATGGAAACTCCTCAAATAATTTGAGGGAGTTGGGATTTGAGGTAATATGTAAGGAGGAAGACTTCTTTGAAGTTGATCATGGGGATATCATAGTGACTAATCCACCCTTCTCAAAAAAGAAAGAAGTATTTACAAGATTAAAACAACTTGGAAAACCTTTTATTATTATTTGTCCTGCTCCTATGATATCTACACAATATATTCGAAGTTTATTCAAAGATGAAAAACTCCAGATAATTATTCCCCGAAGGAGAATACATTTCATTAAAACAGATGATGAAGGAAATATATTACCTACTGAGAACAAATGTAATTTCGATTGTTTTTATTATTGTTGGAAGATGAACCTTCCAAAAGATATCATTTGGCTGGAGTAATCAAAATTTGAAAGTTGCTTGGAGTAGCATTACAACTACTAAATACAAGAGGCAGAGACTTCTAAAAAAGATTAAAAGATGGCTTACCTTACACCCACCCGACACCCACTTTCGAGTCGTGAAGATGGACTATACTCAGACTATGCTGATGAAGTCAGGTCTTGGGCAAAGAAAGAGATCGAGATGTTGCAAAAAGAGAACAAGAAACTCAAAGAAACGGTTCAGGAAGGTGTATCTGTTTGTCAAGGAGCAAAAGAATCTATGGAAGAAATGTTTGACAAAATTGAAGAATTAGAAAAAGAGAAAAAGGAACTCAAAGAAGATGCTAAAAAGATTGAAGAAGTAATTCGTCTCGTGGGTAATCAAGAAACAATATACGGTTGTAATAAAATATGGTATGAATGTTGTCCGAGTGATGATGAAGAAGATGAACAATATATGTTTGATGTCAAAGATGAAAACACTACATATTACTTGGGGGATGATCTTGATGAAGCTCGTAAGCACTCACAAGTTAGTGGTGTAGAAATCAAGAGATACATTGTCGAAGACGGTGAGCCGAACTTCGATGATTGGGATGTTGTCCATTAACTGAAGTCTACTTTGAATGTCCCATGTCTTACAACTAAACTATTATGTATCTTCTTAGATGTTAATTTTTTTATCTCAAGGTCTTTTTGAACCTTTTTCGAAATAATCGGCATTATAACTTCATTACTATGTGGATTTTGATTGAGTAGATTACACATCCTTCTTACAGAAGGTATATCTCCATATTGAGATAGTCTTCTTGCTTCACTATATATTTGATCCATATTCTCAAAATAGGATAATTCAGTGCAATAACCTCCTTTACAATATTGAATTATCAGTTTCGATACTTTCATGATTTCATTTTTATCTTTAATGGATAAAGTTTTTTTTTGGTTTGGTAGTATCAAATATTCTTTCAATTGATTTACATTACATATCCCATAAAAGTGAGTGTCAGGAATGATATCTTCTAAGTCTTCTAAACAAGTTGTCAAAGCATCTGTTACTTGTGCTTTATTTAAATCATCGGGGTCTTCGATTTGTAGTTTGAATAGTTTGATGATATCAATAAGATCTCTCCGACTATGAGATTTGTGAATATTGATTTTCATATAATATGACTGATATTTTATTTTTAAATATCCACTTAAAAAAAATATCTCTATTAAAGTATAAATGTCCGAAGGAATTATAAGAAAGGTCGCTGTGATTGGAAATGGTAAATCTTTAAGAGGTTTTGATTTTACAAAAATAGAATGTGATACAATAGGATTAACATTAGCATTTCGTCATTGGTATAAAATAGACTGGTTTCCTACATATTATATCAATGTTGATCATGTTGTCTTGCATCACAATCATAAGGATATTAAGAAGTTGATTGAGGATAAGAAATGTAAAGGATATTTACTTTCAAACTCAATATTAAAGGATATTCCCGAATTAGCCAAAAATGATAGTGTAATCTTTTTAGAGGATTTACAGAGACAGAGGGGGAATCCATTCAGATATCTTGTTGATTGGTGTAGTGGCTCAGTAGCCTTTCTATTTGCTGTAATCTTGGGATACAATGATATTAATGCTATGGGTTTGGATTGTAATTATGTTGAGTTCCTTCCAGAGACAGAGCAACTCCCAGATGGAACATTGAAGATTACAAAGACACCTACGGAGAATCCTAATTATTTCATTGATGATTATCAGAGAGAGGGGGATATTTATAATAAACCTAATGTAGAAAGGGTTCATTCGCCCTCGTGGGAACATGTAGTATTTATTCTTACAGGATATGTACACATGAATCGTATTATGATGAATGTATTTGCCTGGACTACTGATGAAGTTGTCGGTTTATCGAAGTATTTTACAAAGAAAGACATCAATGATTTTATTAAGGTTCAAGAGGAAGAGAAAGAGAAAAAAGAAAGCAAGATGGATGATATCATTGAGGAGATGAAAGAGAATGATAAAGAAGATCCTGTTGAGGAACAGATTATCGAAATCGAAGATGGTAATTTAAAGTTTTAAAATAAAATATCAGTATTAATAATGAAGATTGCAATCTTAATACCTTCAACTACAAATAATAGAGAGTGGAATTGTATTACAGATACATATTTGTATAAGAGTATAATATCATTTGTATCAAGATATAATCCTGAGTATGAATACAAGTTTTATGTTGGGATTGATAAAGATGATAAAATATACAATGATTATGGACAACGGCAAAAGATCTATGAATTATGTAGGACATGGAAGAATATAAACTTCCAATTTTATCCATTTGATGAAGATATCCCCAAGGGACATGTATCTATTATGTGGAATATACTTTATAAGAAAGCAATTGAAGAGTTCAATGACTATTTTTGGATTACAGGAGATGATATCATTTATATGTCTGATGGTTGGTTGGATAGATGTATTACAGCACTGAAATCTACAAACAATCTTGGAGCAGCAGGTTGTTTCAACGGAAATAGTCAGATATTAACACAATTTTTAGTATCTCAAACACATTATGCTATCTTTAATTTTGCTTACAATCCTAAGATTAAGAACTGGTGGGTTGATAATCATTTACATGAACTCTATTCACCTACATTTTTACATATTGTAGCAGGATCTTGTATTAATGCAGGAGGTGAGCCAAGATACAAAGTCGATTATTCAGCAAGAGATTATTATCAGGCATTGGTACAGCAAGATAAGCGAAAGTTAATGTTATTTATCAAAGAAAATGGGGGACTTAAGAAATATATTAAAAAGCATCGATAATTATTTTATTGATCCATAGTAAAATGGAAGACACTGTCGTAATTGATGCTATAAAGAATGAAGCCTCGAGACCTAATCACAAAGTACCCTTAAAACCGATAGATGTGGTGAAGGCAGAGGTTGATAAACTCCATACTGATATAAAATCCATTAAGGCAGATATACAGATAATCTTGGATCATTTGAACTATAAGGAAAAAGCAAAACAAGAAGCAAGTAAAAGTTGGTTTTTTTAATTTATTTTTTTTTATTTCATATAATTTTCTTGTAATAAGATATAAAATAAATGTCTGATTACTCCGATACACCTGATGTTGAAAGTGAACCTGCTCCTGCTCCTGCTCCTGCTCCTAAGAAAAAGAGAGAGGGAGTCAAGATGACCGATAAGCAAAAACAGCAACTAAATAAGCACATGGAAAAAGTGGGAAAAGATATGAGTGTTTCTGAGAGAAAGTCTCATCGTATGAAGATGATGGGTCGTATGCGAAAGGGAATGTCCGTAGCAAAAGCACATAAAGAGATTTCAGGTAAATAATATGTATATAATATAAAATGGTTGTTAGGAATGGCTCTGAAGGGAGTTTCAATATTTTTTATAAGGGATTGTTAATTTCATCATTTCCACTGACTAAAAAGAAGACAGTAGAAAGATATATTAATCAGGGAGAGGCGATGATTCGTGAGTGTAAGCATATTTCCATTATCGGGCAAATAAAGGTTTATAAGACAATGATTGAATTGATTTACAATAGAAAGTTAAATAATCAGCCTATATGGAGAGAAGATCATGTATCATTACTCAATTGTATGATGGCTTTGATCCGATTGAGAGTGATGGAGAATGATTCCCAAAACGGCTATTTTGCGATTGGAAAAAAGAAATCTAAAAATAAATATCTTGATAATAATAAATGAGTTTCACTGGAGACAAAGATAGTGATAATTATGCTACAGATAAAAAGGGTTGGGAAATCATTGAGGAATATATCCCAAAAGATAAAGTAATATGGAGTCCGTTTTATTGTGATGGAAAGCAGAAGGAATATTTTGAGGAGATGGGATATAATATCATACATCAAGATAAAGATTTCTTTTCATATACTCCTGAGTATGATATTATTGTAGATAATCCTCCATTTAGTAAGATGAAGGATATATGTATTCGATTGAAAGAGTTAGACAAGCCTTTTATACTCATAGCATTTAGTAAGGTTATATTGATGAAGTGGTTTCAGAGAATGTTTAAAGATCATTTGCAAGTGATTATACCTTTTACAAGACCTACATTTACACATTTGACAAATCCTAAGAAGGGATATACCCCTCCATATGGAGTTCAATATTATTGTTATAAAATGAATCTGAAAAAAGATTTGATATTTATAGAATAAATAATATCTTGATAATAATAAATGAGTGATACTCCTTCAATCAGTATTTTGACACCGATATTCAACAGAACTCAATGGTTGCCGTTAATGCTATATAATCTCAAGAGTCTCAAATATCCAAGGGATAAATTAGAGTGGGTTATTTTAGATACCTATGATAAAAAGGATAGACAATGGGATAAGTTGTTTCCAACTAATAAAGAAAAAGAAGATGCTGAGAACTTTATAGGATTTCCTATTAAGTATACTATGAATCATAATTCATATAGTATTGGGGAGAAGAGAAATAAATTAGTTAAATTAGCAAGTCATAAAGTCTGTGCGAATATGGATAGTGATGATATAATGCTGGGAACATGGTTGGAGCATTCTTTGGAAGTTATGAGGAGTGATCCAAGATGTTCATTAGTAGGAACACCTGAAATGATATTTGTTCATACTGATGAAGACTATATGTTATCTGGAATTAAGTGTGGAGAGAAGAGGATGTATCATGAGGCAGGGATGGTATTTACAAAGAAACATCATCGCAGTATGGGAGGATTTGGAAAATCGAGTCAAGGTGAAGGGACATCGATGATAGATTTCAATGAGAATAAGTGTCTTGGGACATCTGCAGACAAAGTTATCATTTGTATCTGTCATCCCAATAACACTATTGATAAAAGTAGATTTAAGGAGAAAGCCATCAATGGTGGAAAAACAAAGTTAGGGGGTTCTATAAGAAAGATCATTGAAGATATTATTGAAGTATAAATTTGAAATGATATCTTTTATACATAAATAAAATTATGGAAATTGTAGATTATCCAAATTATTTGATATACCCTGATGGTAAAGTTTATTCGAAGTATACAAAAAGATATCTTCGAGCAGGTCCAGATAAAAAAGGATATTATAGAGTTAATGTAAGTAAGGGTAAGAAGAATTATAAAACATACAAGATTCACCGATTGATTGCTGAGCATTACATTCCGAATCCTGAAAATAAAAAAGAGGTAGATCACATCAATAGAGATAGATCAGATAATAGGATTGAAAATCTTCGTTGGGCAGACAGAAGTGAGAATACACAAAATGTAGGTATAAGAAAAGACAATAAATCAGGTTTTAAAAATATATATTATAGTAACTCAAAAAAGGGATATATATATCGAAAAAAGATAAGAGGAAAAAAATATGAGAGATATTTCAAAACATTAAGAGATGCTCTCGTCTGCAAGTTTGTCTTCTGCTTGCTCATCAAGAGCCGTATTATATCCATCGATGAATGCTGATTGAACTTGATCTTCGAGTTCTTTTATCTTCATTTTTAGTTGTTTATTTTCTTTATTTTTCTTGTAGAGACAATCAATCATAATTTCAAGACTATTTTTCATTGTATTATCATCATCAATAAGTTCGTGCATCTTTTCAATTATATCTGTATATTGCTTATGTTTATTTGAAACGGACATTCTGTATATATAATTAATATATGTTGTTTAATTTTAAGTATGT